CAGGACGCAGAGAGTTACGTGCGTGTGCAGAACATCTACAATGCCGAAAACTTTGACAGAAGTTTGCGACCAGCAGCTGAGTTTATAGCACAGCACAGCGACGAGCACAAAACCCTGCCGGCTGCAGAGCAGATCGCGGCTGCCACGGGCATACGACTAAATCACATCGCCGATCTCAATGAAGGTCATTTCGAATGGTTCATGAGCGAGTTTGAAAGCTTCACTCGGCGCCAAGAACTAGAACGTGCGATCCTGAAATCAGCAGACTTGCTGGAAAAGGGCGAATACGATCCCGTGGAAAAACTGATCAAGGATGCTGTGCAGATCAGCTTAACCAAGGACATGGGCACAGACTACTGGTCAGATCCCCGCGCCAGGATCAACAAGTATTTCAACTCGGGCGGACAAGTTTCAACCGGCTGGCCCCAGATGGACCGGATCTTGTATGGCGGATTCAGCCGTGGCGAGCTGAACATTTTTGCTGGCGGGTCAGGATCGGGCAAGAGCTTGGTCATGATGAACATAGCCTTGAGCTGGTTGCAGATGGGTCTCAGTGGCGTGTATGTGAGTCTGGAACTCAGTGAAGAACTGTGTGCTCTGAGAACTGACGCCATGTTGGCTGGGATGAGCACCAAAGAAATCCGCAAGGACATTGATCAGACCGAACTCAAGGTCAAGCTGGTAAGCAAAAAAGCTGGACAGTATCGTATCAAGGCCTTGCCAGCACAGAGCAACATCAACGACATAAGAAGCTATATCAAAGAAGTGCAAGTGCAGACAGGACTGAAAGTGGACTTTGTCATGGTAGATTACTTAGATTTACTGATGCCTGTGAGTGCAAAAGTCAGCCCCAATGACCTGTTTGTCAAAGACAAGTATGTGAGCGAAGAACTGCGTAACTTGGCCAAAGAGCTCAATGTGTTGTTTGTAACAGCGAGTCAGTTGAATCGTAGTGCTGTGGAAGAAATTGAATTTGATCACAGTCATATCTCAGGCGGTATAAGCAAGATAAACACAGCCGACAATGTGTTTGGTATCTTTACTAGTAGAGCCATGCGTGAGCGTGGCAAGTATCAGATCCAGTGTATGAAGAGTCGATCGAGCACAGGTGTTGGTATGAAGATCGATCTGGACTACAACGTCGAAACCATGCGTATCACAGATCCAGGCGAAGATTCCGGTCCGGTTAATTCGTTTGCCAAGGGAAATTTACTTGACAGTATCAAAGCCAAAAGCACAATGGTCAGTCGAGAAACTGTAGATAGTGATACCGGTGAGATCGGCAAAGTCACTGCTGACGTGCAAAGTGCTAAACTAAAACAGCTATTGGGACAAATCAAACAGTCATGAAAGATCGAAAATATTTCTGTTATGAAATATATAAAAATCTCGCTATATGGTCACATAACGGTCATTTAGCATATAACCCCTGTAGTTTTTTTAGTGGGTTCATCAAAGAATCAGACTCGTTTGATTTAGATAGTATTTGGAATGGGCCAGAACGAGCAGAATTAAAGCGTTGTGTAGAAACAGACACTCCAATTCCTGGATGTAGATCCTGTTACCACGCCGAAGAACATGGCCTAATGAGCAGACGCAAAAGTAGCCAACTACTATACGAAAACTATCATCATGACACTAATATTGATTTAGATGCTCCGCAAGGTTTAGATTACAGCGTAGGAAATCTCTGTAATTTAAAATGTGTCGTATGTGGGCCCTACAATAGCACAGCCTGGGTATCTGATTATCAGACACTTTACCCTCTTCATCCGATTGATCAATTTAAGTATGAAAAATTTAATCAACTTGAAACATTTGACCCAGGGTTACTTAAAAATATAAAAAGTTTACACATCCACGGCGGCGGCGAACCAATGATGAGTAATAATCATATTAATTTACTTAAAGAAATTAAAAAAGTTAAAGGATTAAGTGATATTCGAGTATTTTACAATACCAATGCTACACAACGAGCGTCCCAAGAATTGTTAGAATTATGGGAGGAATGTCAATTAATTGAATTATATTTTAGCATTGACGACTTAGGCAACAGATTTAATTATCAACGTACCGGTGCTGATTGGAATGCTGTAACAGATAATATAAAGTGGTACATAGAAAACATGCCACATAACCATATGTTTCACATAAATTGCACCTGGAGTTATTTAAATTTGTATTATCTGCCAGACCTGGTTGATTGGTATCGAGGCAATTTGTCAACCAATCGTTACGGCGATCCTGTAAATTTAATTTTTCAGCGTGTCATTGGAAATTTTGATATTTTGCATTTGAGTGACATTGTGAAAAACATTTTAGTTAAAAGATTTACAAATTATCCACAGTTGACAGCACTAGTGAACAGTATTGAAACTAGCGATAAAAATCATCAACTCTTCTGGAATGAAATTGAAAAAATTGATCAAGTAAGGCAAACCAATTATCGAAATTTATGTCCTGAATGGAGTCAATTATTATGAACATGCTATGTTCTGGGAATCCCAATCATATTACTGTAGCCAGTGCAGTAAAAAGTTATTTTCCAATGGCCAATTTTGCCAGTCGTGCCACTGGATATGATTTAAGATTTTGGGACTCCGGCAGGGAAACTCATTTTAGAAAACAAATTATTAACTATGATGTATTTGTTAATAGTTCATTTATTTGCGGCGGCAGCCAACTGTTTAACACCAAATGAACAATAAACAGGTCCTGACCTAAAATGCCAAATCAATTTTGTAGATATCTATCCAATGGGTATTCGTTTCATGTAATCAAAAACAATTCTGTCACAGTAGGGCCTTGTTGTTTCTATAAGCAAATTCCGTTTGATTCTCAAATATTACAAAATCGTAAATTGCAATTTGAAACTATCAACAGTTGGACCGACGGATGTTCTGCCTGTCAAACATTAGAAAATGCAGGACAACAAAGTTTAAGACAGACTGGACCAGACTGGATTGATGATTCTGAAAATTCCCAAGATCCAATAACGATTGATATTAATTTAGACAAAAATTGCAATGCGGCCTGCGTAATTTGTGATAAAGGCAGCAGTTCGTTGTGGGAAAAAGAAGAGTCAAAATTACACAATAACATGATAAATGTTAAATCGGAAAATTCCATTGACAAATTAATTGATCAGATTGTTAACACGGTGTCTTTAACTAAATTAAAATATGTTAAATTTTTTGGCGGCGAGCCGTTGTTTACAGATACCCATTTAAAATTTATAAAGCACATACCACATCCAGAACAGGTAACATTGCATTATACTACCAATGGTTCTATATATCCCAAGGATGCGGTCCTTAACGAATGGAAAAAATTTCGGACAATAATTTTTGCCGCAAGTTTAGATGGAATAGAAGATCAATTTGACTATGTGCGCTGGCCGTTATCTTGGAGTAAAGTTAGTAAAAATTTAATTCGACTGAGAGAAAACAAAGATATATGGAACATGATATTCAGGGTAGAATTTACAGCTAATTTTCTTAATACATATTATTTTGATCGACTTGAGGACTGGATTAAACACAATTTAGATACTAATTTAAGTGGTGACAAAACTGAAATTAATATTCATCCGTGTTGGAACACATGGGCCTTGACAAAAATGCCCCCACCAATTCAAGAGTTAGTGCAAGCAAAATACCCAGCAGAGCATATTATACATAGATTAGTAGCAGACTTGTCAAAGACTGATTTGACCGGTGGGTGGCAACAATTTGTTAAAACTTGGGATACCCGCCGAAATAACAGTTGGCAACAAGCATTTCCAGATTTGATCCAGTATGTTTGATTGAATTACTTGCTAAAACCAATAAATAACAAAAAGGTTCTGGCCCACCATGCAGAAAAAAACACGTAGTTTACTGGAAGAATTGGATGAGATGTATGTGCATCGTGATTCCCGACTGGTCATAGAAACACGTGCTGCCAACATCATAGCCAGTGCCATACGCCTGCTGGAGCAGATCGACGAGACCTATCCACCAGAACAGGCTGAAAATCTGCGCAGGAAACTGCTCAACGCCATTGGCCAGCGTGACCCTGCAAAATTTACCCGCACAGTGAGACGCACAGATGCAAATACATGAA